GGAAGAACTAAAAAGAGAAAATTCTGGTAGAAAAATAGTTTGACCACCTACTGTGTAGGCGGTTTTCTTTTACCCATTTTTAGAAAGGACGGTGAGCGCGTGAGCAAACTGACAGCCAAGCAGCAGGCTTGGGTAGATTATTACAAGCAGGGCAAGACGGCGGCAGAAGCGGCGCGGCTTGCCGGATACAAGGCGAGGGATGACAACGGATTTCAGTCCATTGGCAGCGAAAACCTGCGGAAACTTGCTGTTTACATTGCGGAGAGGGATAAAATCCTTGAAACGCCGCGGATTGCCGACATGGAGGAGATCAACGCCTTCTGGACGAACGTCATGCGTGACAAGGGCGAGGAAACCAAGGACCGGCTCAAGGCCTCGGAGCTGAGAGCCAAGGCGGCGGGCGCATTTGTGCAGAAAATCGAGCACTCCGGCACTCTCGAGGTGGAGAACCCGCTCGCCGGTCTGACCACCGAGGAGCTGCGGAAGCTGGCGGACGATGGTTGACCCTCGCATTCGCAGGGCGGCTCGCCTTGAGCTTGCCCGGCGTGATTTCTGGTCGTTCTGCAAGCTGATGGCGCCGGACTTCTACCGCGAGGACCGGCCGTACCTCAAGACGCTGTGTCGGCGCTTACAGGCGTTCTGTGAGAGCGACCGCAAGGTGCTGGTGGTCAATATGCCGCCGCGCCACGGCAAGAGCCGCACGGCGGTGCTGCTGAGCCAATGGCTGTTTGGGCGCAATCCGTCCGAGCAGATCATGACCGGCAGCTACAACGAAACGCTGTCCACGACGTTCGCACGGGCGGTCCGCGACGGCATTGCGGAGGAACGGTTTGACCCGAGCCGCATCGTGTTCTCGGACATTTTCCCGCAGACACGCATCAAGTACGGCGAGGCCGCTGCAGGCAAATGGGCGCTTGAGGGACAGTACGCGAGCTATCTTGCGACCTCTCCGGGCGGCACGGCGACCGGCTTCGGCGCACGCAAGCTGATTCTCGATGACCTGATCAAGAAGGCCGAGGAGGCTTTCAACGAGGGCGCACTCGACAAGCAGTGGCAGTGGTTCACGGACACGATGCTGTCCCGAACCGAAACCGGCTACAAGATCATTATCATCATGACGCGCTGGGCGACCGGCGACCTTGCAGGCCGTGCGCTGGAGCACTGGCCGGATGCGGAGCTCATCACCATGAAGGCCATGCAGGACGACGGCACGATGCTGTGCGACGCGGTTCTCACCCGTGAGGACTACGAGGACAAGGTTCGCACGATGAGCGAGGAGATCGCGTCAGCGAACTACCAGCAGCAGCCGATCGACCTGAAAGGCCGTCTGTACAGCAGCTTCAAGACCTACACGGACATTCCGCGCGATGCAAACGGCAAGCCGCTGTTCACGCATATCCGCAGCTATACCGACACGGCGGACACCGGCGCGGACTATCTGTGCAGCATCATCTACGGCGAGTATAACCACGAGGCCTATGTGCTCGACATCTACTACACCAAGGACCCGATGGAGATCACCGAGCCGGAAACCGCACGGCGGCTGCTGGCGCACGGCGTCAACCTCGCGAAGATCGAGAGCAACAACGGCGGCCGCGGCTTTGCCCGCAATGTGCAGGAGCAGCTTCGGCGGCTCGGCTCCAACCGCTGCCGTGTGGAGTGGTTCCACCAGAGCGAGAACAAGGTCGCGCGTATCCTGACGGGCTCAACGTGGGTGCAGGATCACATTTATTTTCCGGTGAACTGGCGCGACCGCTGGCCGGAGTACGCAAAAGCAATGTTACATTACCAGAAAGAGGGCAAGAACGCCCACGATGACGCTCCCGACGCGACAACCGGCGTTGCGGAGCAGTTTACCAGGAAAGGAGGGGTCAGCGTATGGTGAAAGTGAACAGCCGCACGATTCAGCGGCTTTTGCAGGGGCACGGGCAGTTCATCCGCGAGGCGGACGAGGCTCGGCGCTATTACAGCAACGTCAACCGCATCAAGCAGGACAACAGCGTTTTGCAGCGGCAGGCAGAGACCGAGCAGGCGCTTGGCAATCCGCTGCACCTCGCGGACAACCGCATTTCGCACTCGTGGCATAATCTGCTCGTGACGCAGAAGGTTTCCTACGCGCTGAGCTATCCGCCGGTGTTCGATGTGGGGAACAAGACCGCCAACGAGCGGATCGCAGAGATCCTCGGAGATCAGTATACCGCAACAGCCATGCAGCTGGGCATTGACGCGAGCAACACCTCGGTCGGCTGGCTGCACTACTGGCGCGGCACAGACGGCAGGTTCCGTTATCACACCGTAGACCCGGAACAGATCGTGCCGGTGTTCTCCGGTACGCTGGAAAGCGACCTTGTCGGCGTGCTGCGCTGCTACACCATGCTCGACCCGACAAGCGGTCAGACCGTGCAGGTGTGCGAATACTGGGACGACATGACCTGCCGGTTCTACCGCCAGAACGGCGTGTCCGGCAATTACACCTACTTCGAGTATCCGGAAGTCGGGCAGGAGCTGCGGCACGGCCTCGGCGCGGTGCCGTTCATCCCATTTTACAACAACGCCGACCGGCGGGGCGATCTTCCGCTGTACCGCGACCTGATCGACGCCTACGACAAGGTGGTTTCCGGCTTCGCCAACGACATGGAGGACGTACAGGAGGTCATCTTCGTCATCAAGAACTACGGCGGCACGGACAAGACCGAGTTTATGAGCGACCTCAAAAAGAGCAAGCTCATCAAGGTCGAGGGGGACGGCGGCGTGGACACCATCCGCGCGGAAATCCCGTTCGAAGCGCGGAACGCATTCCTCGAAAGAACGCGCCGTCAGATCTTCGTCAGCGGCATGGGTGTTGACCCGAACCCCGAGAATTTCGGCAATTCGTCCGGCGTGGCGCTCAAGTACCTGTACAGCCTGCTGGAGCTCAAGGCCGTGATGCTGGAAACGCAGTTTCGCAGCGGTTTTGCCGAGCTGGTTCGCGCCATCTGCCGTCTGGAGGGTATCGCGCAGCCCGTGCGTATTTTGCAGACATGGACACGCAACATGGTTCAGAACGACCTCGAAACCGCGCAGATCGCGCAGCAGTCGGTCGGCATTATCTCGGACAGAACGATTCTCGCAAACCATCCGTGGGTAGACGATGCCGAGAGCGAGCAGAAGCAGCTGGACAAGGAACAGCAGGCGGCAGCCGAAAAGCAGCCGCAGTTCCAGTTCCCGCCAAAGGACGGTGCAGGCGATGGCAGCAGCGGATAAGCTGAACGGCGCCTACTGGCGCAAACGTGCCATCGAGCTGGCCGAAAAGCAGAAACGGGAAGACGACGACCTGTGTCTGCGGTTCCACCGGGAGTACGAACGCATTCTGCACGAGCTGGACAAGGAAATCTCGATTTTCTATGCCCGATATGCCGCAAACGAGAGTGTCAGCATGGCCGACGCACGCAAGCTGCTGCGCGATGCCGAGCTGGAAGACTTCCGGATGTCGCTGGACGAGTTCCGCGGCAAGGCCATCGCAGGCGGCTTTGACAAGGAACTGGAGGAGGTTTATCTCCGGTCGCGTATCTCGCGCTTGCAGGCATTGCAGACACAGGTTGAGCTGCGTATGATGGAGCTGTTCGGCTCTCAGCGTGATGTGCTGCGCGACCATTTGCAGGAGCGCTACATGGACACCTACTATCGCACGGTGTACGCTGTCAGTCAGCAGATGAATGTTGCAAGCACATTCGCTCGCATTGACCCGCAGACGGTCGAGAAGATACTCGCCGTGCCGTGGCTCGGCAGTGAATTTTCGTCTCGTATCTGGGCGGACAAGGACAAACTCCTGCGTGAGCTGACGCAGACGCTTTCGCGCGGTCTGGTACGCGGCGATTCGCTCGACCGCATGACGAAAGAGTTTGCCAAGCGCATGAGCGTGTCCGAGAGCCGCGCGGCGGTGCTCATCCACACCGAGAGCGCCCATATCGCCGCGGAGGCGTCCATGAAAGGCTACCGCGAGACCGGCGTCAAGGAATACCGGTTTCTCGCGACCTTGCAGCTTAAAACCTGCTCGATCTGCGGCATGCTGGACGGCAGAGTGTTCAAGTTTTCCGAACGCGAGACCGGCGTCAACTTCCCGCCCATGCACCCGCAATGTCACTGCACATACACGGGCGTTACCGAGTTTAACATCGGCGACAAGCGCGCCGCCCGCGACCCCGTAACCGGCAAGTCCGGAACTGTTCCGAAGAACATGACGTGGGAAGAGTGGCATAAGAAGTATGTGGAGGACGATCCTGCCGGTGCGCTGGCAGATAAGAAGTACAAGAACCGGCACGGCGACAGTAAGCAGTATGACCGTTACGTTGATCGACTGGGGTCAAAAATTGTTCCGAAAACGCTTGATGCGTTCCAGACTTTGAAGTATACTGAACCTGAAAAGTGGAAGACGCTCCAGAGAGCATACCGCGATCAGCCGATTCGGGATCATATCCAGTCTGACGCGCAGCCTAAGACGATAGAGGTCGGCAAACAGGGCAAGCACATTCGTGAGCACAATAACTACATTCAGGGACGCAGCTATCTGACGATTTCTGTTGACGAGGCCCAGACGCTGGTCAATCGTCATGCGGGCACCGGCGAGTTGCTGCGTGACACTAAGAACAAGTGGAAGCATCAGGAGCTGATTCGCACCAAACAGCAGATCGGCGTTGATGTTGACCAACTGACCGGAGAAGAACGACCGACCACGGATTTCAAAATCCATTATTCTAACAAGGGCGTTCATATCGTACCGTACAAGGAGAGATAACAATGGATCTCATTCAGCACATGAAAAAGCTGCTCGGCACCGAGCACCCATATGACAAAGCGCATCGCCTCAAGGTGGAATGCACGGACGGTATTACGCTGACCGGCAAATTCGTCACCGTCGTAGGCGCACTGGACAATGAACCGGAGATTGCAGAGCTGATTATCCGGCGCGACGACAACGGCGTTCTGACCGGAAT